AACTATGAGGGTAAATTAGACTTCCTGCAAAAGTGGTTAAACGGCGACGAACATATTACTTATATATATCAGTTCAATAAAACTCTAATCAGTAAGTTCTTGGATTATGTGCTGGTCGGACGAAATAATGCTCTAAGAACTAGAAATAATTATATCGGCTGGCTAAAGTCCTTCTCCAGCTATCTTGTCGAACGAGGATATGTTCAGAAAAATCCGACTGACGGCATTAATGTAACGACGAAACTACAGCATAAAAATCGAGACGTTATACCTAACGATGTTCTGCGACAGCTTAAATTCTACCTTGAGAAAGAAAACAAACACTTCCTGCTTGCATGCTATTTTCTCCACTATCTGTTCGTTCGCCCTGGAGAAATGTGCAGTCTGCGAATCAAGGATGTATCAACAAAGAAAAAGACGCTCTCTCTAAGCGGGGCTAACACTAAAAATGGTCGAGACGCCGTGGTTACTATCCCGAACCACGTTATCGAGCTGATGAAAGAGTTAGGCATATTCTCAAGACCTCAGAATTATTATATTTTCGGTAATAATTTTCGCCCAGGATTAGAAGCACTGAAGGCTAGAACCTTCTCGCTATATTGGGACAAAAACGTCAGAAAAGCACTAAATCTGAATGCTTCGTATAAGTTTTATAGTCTCAAAGATACTGGCATAACTAATATGATAAAATCTAAAACAGACCTGCTGTCTGTTAGAGATCAGGCAAGACATTCATCTGTCGATATTACCAATATATATACGCCACAGGACTGCAAAGAAGCAAACAGCGCACTTATCAACTATGAAGGTGTATTTTGATAAAATGATTGTAGGAGATTTGCTCTCCTACAATCCTACTTTCCTACAAATCACGCGGATAGCACTCTACATGTATGCGCCCATCGATGATGTACATCTCAAGTTCATAACCTTCGTCGAGCATTTTTGAAATTTCATTTTCCGTTGGAATATCTTTTCTCTCTTCTGTTTTATGATTCAATATTTCGTTTGCCATATTCTTATATTTCATATCAATATTATATCTTTTCTTGAGCTGTACAGACCTATAATGACCTTTAATTACAAAGAATTTCCATGCTTCCTCGTCTAACTCCTCCTTTATGATTTGCCTCTCCATTCCGTATTCGTTGTAATGGCCGAAGATTCCCAGGTATGAATTAACCGACTGAATGGCATGGTTGATGGCTTCAATATCTCCATTTCTGGCAGCATCATTAAGCTTACGTACAGACTTCCTGAAGTTGTTAATGGTATTGTTAACCGAGTATATTCTGTCTCGCTTAATGATAGCTCCAACAAACCTGACGCCTTTAGAGTAATGCTGGAAATAAAATTTCTTCTCATTCAGCCGCAGGCCTAAAGATGCAAGCGTCTCCCTTATCATCGGCATCAGGCGAAGGAGCGTCTCTTTCCGTCTCGCCACCAGAACCATATCATCTACGTATCTGACATGGTGCTTGCAGTAATAATCTATCTTCCAATCGAGTTTCGATAACAGGAAGTTAGCAAAGAGCTGAGCAAAGAGGTTGCCGATAGCTACGCCTCTGTCTTCTCCATTCGTGAACAGAGACTTCTCTTTAGGCAGAAACTCCCAGAGATAATCGGCGCTTTTCTTCTCGCAATCCTTCTCGGGATGGTGCATAACCACCATATTGCATAGCCAACGGAGATCTTCCTTGTCATCCCCATGGTAATTCCTTACGATGAAATCATCTACCATCTTAGCAAGAAGCGGCTTATAGATGCTCATAAAGAATCCCTTCAGATCAATCCCCATCACGTAGGCATCTTCTGTATAATTCTCGCTCACTTCCATAATATCCTCCTGAAGCTGCCTGATACCAGCCAGCTGGCCCTTGCCTTTCCGGCAGTTGTATGTACGGTCAGAAAACTGAGACTCAAACAGGGGTTCGAGTCTCAGTGCGATATAGTGGTGGATAATGCGGTCACGAAACTGACCAGCGAACACTTCGCGGTAGCGAGGGTATCTAACAACAAAGCAGATAGATTTGCCGATCTTATATTGACGTGAATTGATTTCATCGAGCAACTGAACGAGGTTACTCATATAGTTCATTTCAAATTCCGTAGCGCCGACTGTTTTCCGCTTATGACGGCGGCAGTCGAAATATGCTTCTAAGAGAATGCTAAAATCTATCATTTTAATATCTGTCTGCTTATATCTTCTTAATTTAATGCTGACACCGGGCGAACATGATTCTTATCCTTAACCTTATTGTTCCAGTTGTTGAGGTTGCCGTCGCCAAAGTTCAGATTCCACGCGTTCGCAGGACTGTTCTCGGTTGACGCCGCAAATTTCTTGTTCTTAACTATATATGATAGGATGCGGCCCATTTAATTAAGAAAGGTTGCTCTCTCGGCTTGACGTATCTCGCCGACCCTGGCTTAAATCACTCAAGCTGTAGTCTACTGTCTGGAACTCATCTCAGCAGCCTGCGCTCTAAGGAGTGATCCTTTCCATGCTGTGCATTGTTTTCCGGCGTCCTCTCTCAAACGAAGGAGGCTCGCGAGTCTGTTTGTACCCATTATCCACCTTTGTTCTCCAGCAATATCTATCAAGGTCGATATAACTTCGAGATCGGTTTGAAGTTGAGCGAGATGTTCGATACGAACACTCAGATCGCTGAGCATATACGCTTTGGCGATATGATTCAGACTATCAATAAGCATATTACATAGTCTGTCTCCAAAAATCGGACGTTGTGACTTTGGAAAATTCTTAACCACACCTATAGTTATATCAAGCATCTGCTTTACATCTAGATATATTCTCGTTTTACTTGCCAACCTTGTCGCTGCCATATTTCCTTGTTTTAAATACTCTACTGGAGATGTCCTCGACTTTAAGGTCGAGGACGATTAACTATTAACAACTAACTATCGTAAAAATGCTGACACCGGGCGAACATGAAACTTACCCTTAACCTTATTGGACCAGTTGTGGAGGCTGCCGTCGCCAAAGCCCAGACCCCACGCGATCGCAGGACTGCCCTCGGTAGATGACCAGTACCAGCTTGCATCTAGCTGCTGAGCTCCCTTAATGAGTGACAGCGCATAGTTGATCTTTGCTTTATTAGCATACATCATCAGTAATTCCCCCGCCGATGGCAGCCACCAGTATCCGGCGGTCAGACCTTTACCATTACTGTTCGCTCGACTATACAGTCTACAATAGCCTGGAGCGTAGGCAGCAGTATTCGTTACGTGCGAATCGGACGATGCTCTGATGGCGGCATCCGTATGCTGCCGGCCATTAAAATCCAGCATGGCAGCGAGTCGGTTATTCCCGGTAACCTGAGCAGTAAAAGTGTCGTCGTTGCCGTAGTTAGGAAGTTCTGCCTGTACCTCTGCGCTCGACCATGGTAGCGCATCTGCCTGTGTTGGAGCGACAACCAGATGACGGCCACCCTCGAATATTACTACGCCATCCGCTATTTCTCCGCCAGCTTCCAAGCTTGGCCACTGTACTGGAGCAACCATGAGCGGATATCCATCATCTGTACGATGATACATGATGAAGATGCCATCATACAACTGAGCCATATTCTTTTCGAGATAAGGCTTCATAGTGTTAAGACTTGCGTTAGTAACGGCCTGGCCGTTAGCAGACAGCCAATCGCTGATTTTTCTTGTCTTTATAGCCATAATATTATGTATTTAAAAGATATTGTTACTTATTTTTCTCTTCTACCGATGCCGCATTGCTGATAGCGGCATTCACTGCGTCAATGAAGCATGGAGCGGTAGTTCGCTCAACGAGTTCCTTGATGATTTTCACTTCGTCGTCTGTGTACTCGGTTTCGTCATTTCCGTTCCACATTTTCACAGCAAGAGCCTGTCCTGCCAGCCCCAATCCTGCTCCCTGCGAGTAGATGATGTTTGCAATCTGCTTGCGTGCGTTAACTACCTGACACCGATTCTTGTCGAGTGTCATAAATACTTCGAGATGTTCAAACTTAACTTTCATATTAATTTTTGCTTTTATGATTATCTATCCGACCAATTCAAATCATTTACTCCGCTCCAGAAGATACCACGACCGAAATAGGTCTTATCCTCCTGGCTAGGAATAAGTAATTCTGGGTTTATATATACAAGATTTATTGTTTCTCCACCATGAAGTTGATGCCATCCACCGACATCACAGAAATGTATTCCATTATTATTGTCATTGGCATTTATTGCCATCCAACGCTTACCTGTTCCTCCAGGTACAAACTCGTAATAATATGTAGCAATTGCTCTAAGAGGAGTGAATACTACTATATCAATAGGACATCCGGACGAATTTTCATTAGGACTATACAATGGAATTTTGTATACGGTTTTATTGTCATAAGAAACACGCTCTAGAGGCACAGGTATTCTTTCGCTATCGTATCCGTCAGGATAAACTTGCATAACATCCCCAGATACTACTGCCAATGTACTCTGTCGATGCCCAAAGGCTGAACGACACCATACATTACTAGCATAGAAACGCCAACCTCTTTTCGCCGCAGAATTATATCCTTGATTATAAATATCTGCATCAAATGTTATACGGCCAGAACCATCAAAATATATTGAACCAGCGCTTTTAGTTCCATCAGAACTAACCGCAGTCAATCTATAAAAAGAGCCTGTCACACCCTTCAGTTCTCCTGCGAATATACCATTAGACGCATATAACGAACCATCTTTCGTTACGCTGAATGGAGCATCAGCCCCATTCGGTGCACCAAGCCACAGAGCGTAATCATTATCATCACTAACAACCCTAAACGAGCCAAACATTGCGCCACCTGACGGATTGTACAGATTAATCTGATTGCTTCCGAGCATATTGATGGTAGCGTTCTCGGCAAGAAGAAGATGAGTTGCTATTGATTTATATTGGCTCATCTCTGTCCAATGCCCATCAGTCAAACTAGGCGAAGAAGTTGCGTTGTCATACGTCTTAGTACATTGATACCACTTTCTTTCAACACACACAACATCAACGTATGCTTCTTCTCCTGCACCCGAAAGATACTTATAGCTGCCCGATTCAAAACCGTCATGTTCACGCATAAGAGCACCTTTTTGCCCTTTGTCTCCTCTCTGAGAGAAGGAGATTGAGCCAGTTACTTCTGCTAAAACCTTTGTCATAAGCAGTACTATATAGTTCCTGTTATCGAATACACCGCACCCTTATAGGCTCTGATACCAGCTTCGGTAATCGTAAACGTATTTCCCGATTCGGTGATTGCTGAATTGATAGGCACACCTGCGTTGGAATAGAGCGACATAGAAAATGTTACTCCAGTCTCATTTTCGGTTGAACCTCTCTTGCGCATATATGGCTTATAGACAATTTTGCCGCCTGAGTTTTGAATGAAGTTCTCAGCTACAGGGTTGTTGTTGCCGTCCGTAGGGTTCGGATAAAGAATGTACTCGTCTGATACGTCATTGATAGTCTGTGTGTCGGAAGCATAGAAACCACCAGCCTTCCATGCTTCGCACTTTACGATGATGGACGAATCCACGTCCGCCTCGTTGATGGTAAATGTAGCGGAGGTGTTATCCTGCCTGAGTACCCATCCACCGCTAGCATCTGGCAGATACCACTTGAATGTATATCCAGTAGATGTAATCATATTGCCATCCGTAACCTGCGCCTTGACAGTACAGGTTCCACCCTTCTCCGTAATCGCGAAGAGATTCTTGTCTGACGTTGCGATGATGTTCACACGCTTGGAATCAATCACACCTTCGGCTATATATACTGGATACATAGCTTGAAGTTTCACATTTGTGTTTGATATGGATATATCAACCTTACAGATAATAGTGAATGAATCGCCACCATTGATATTGACAAGGTTCTTATTGACCGTAAGGGTCGGATTGCCGCTAGCATCAGACCCCTCCGTGAAATGACCTGCCGCACCGCCAAATGAATTCGTTGAAACGTGCGAGGCATTGAAAGTCAGCGCAACACCTGCGACAATCCACGTTGGGGTGCCTCTAGTGAGGTCAAACGAATTGCCCGCACCCTGTTCCGCCGAATATGCCTGCATAACCAGCTTTGGCTTCGTTGCACCGCTCGCCTCGAAGTTAGGCACAACGTTGGAAGGTGACGCAGGGTCGCCGTCATAATTCTGATACACGTCTCCTGTAGTACATTGCAGAATAGTGTGCAAGGTAGTACCATTACTTGTAACGGTAATCTGTCCTGTAACTGTAGCTTTACTCATTGTTTACCTCACTTTCTTCTTTAGTATCTGTATTTTCGTTACCTGTATTCTCGGAAGACGGATTGCCGCCGCCACCCGAACTGATATTGCCATTATCTTGGGTATCGCCATCGCCGCCGAACTCAACTGGGGTATAGCAGGAGGCAGGAGTATCAGTAGTTCCCTTGATTTCCGCAAGAGCATCACTCTCTACTACAAGTGAGCCGCCGACATTGGCTGCCCTCTCGTTGAGGTTCACACCTTTCACACCATTCAGCTCACTCTGATAGAGCAGACAGTTTCCGTCACTTGTCATTGTCAGCGGTACTCCGCTTTTGATAATGGTCTCTGCGACCTGCTTAGTTACCTTAACGTAGTATTTCATAATTTTGATTTTTTAAAAGTTAAACACTATCCGTTATTCTCGTCAATCTCCCTTGATATGATGTATTTTCCGCCCTCATCCACAAGGGCATTTCCGTTCTCGTCAACAATCAGCTCGTAAGCACCTCGGTCTTCGATAGACAGACGAATGCTCTTCTTAGCCTCAAATGGGCACTGGAATGTCTCGCCATAACCTAACGTCTCTGCACTCTGCGTCATTGTAGTAACACCATTATTTGTGCTCTTGCCGTATGTTATCTTCTGCCATTTTGCTCTCAGCACTTTTTTCCAAACGGATGGCTCGATAACTCCATTGTTGTCGCTGACAATAGCTCGGCAGGTAACTGATGTCGCATCTTCATTGAGTCCGAAGCCATCGCCGATGAACTGAGCCGTGAGCGGCGGTATGGTTCTATTGATGTACGTAACCTTCCGAGCATCAGCATCACGGGGCGAGGAGGGAATACTGCCGCTATAGATATAGCACGCTCTCAACTCATATCCGATACCTTCGCCTATCATATCACAATCAATAGTGATAGAGGAAATCTGCCCGTTTGCACCCTTGGTCATTGCCGTAATCTCGTAATTCTCGGCATCATCAACAGATGATATAAGCTGCTTCGTACCGTTGTCAAGAATGCGATACCACCATATTCTCGTCTTGCTGTCTGCTGTCTTATCCTTAGCTCCAACCATAATCTTGGCGGTAAGAGTTTTAGATGCAGCGTGCTTGATAGGATTCCACAGCACTGTAGGTGGACTATCAAGCATAATCTCAGCTCTCGCATTGGTACAATCTTCAAGATAGAGAGCCTTGTTAGCCACGAACGTGTACTTATATCCGCAAACTGGGTCTGTCCAGCTTCCTTCAAATCGCATTGTTCGTGGCTTGCCTAGAACGGAGTTCTGCTTGATATAGAGAGTTCCCTTATCCGAACCTTCCATCACAGCTTCATATCCAGCCTTCACACTTGCATTCTCACTTGTAGCTACTACCACGATGCCGCTAGATGTCACCTCCGACCACTTGAATGTATCCAACTGACTATTGAAGACAGGTGTTTCTCCTGGGTTATCGGGGTCGATGAGATGGCAGGAAGGAAACATCGTGCAAGGTCGAATGGTGAAGTCGGGCGAGAATGAGCCTTCAATACCATCATACTGCTGTCTGTTGATGATATTGCCAACAATCTCTATGTTGCAGGATTGAGAGTAAGCCGTAGGCTGTATCTCCATCATCTTGTCAACACTAACCGCTAATTCTTTAGCCATATTCTATTTATTTTAAAAATTTAACATTAATCAGAAACTAACACTCACATCTTCGGAATACATCGTCTCTCCATCCCTGATTTCGGCATTACATCGGAATGTCACACTACCTATCTTGAATGCAGCACCGCCAAGGTCTTCATAGGTCAAATCAACCGACAATCCACAGTTGGCGTGAGAGAGTGCCCATTTATTATCTGCCGTTGGATTTCCGCTGTCTCTAGTCCATACAACATTGACCATAGAATCGGTCACGTCTTGATTGTAGAGCCTTCCGACTACTGATAGAGTAGTGAATACTTTCCAAGAGCCATCAGTATTCGTTGCCATCAAGTCGTTGAGACGGAAGTTCCACAGCTTCGATGATAGCATTTCGAGCGTGAAATAAGGGTTGCCTTCAACGAACGCCCAAGCGGTAGATGAGTATGTCGGCGGCTTTGTTGTCTTATCTTCAAGGCATTGCCACTTGCACCCGAGGTAATAGACGGTATCAATCGTTCTGTCACCATTGCGGTAAGGATTGTCGCCTTGCGCCACAGCCAAGCTCCACACACCTCTGTTTCTTGTCGTGTAGATTGGGTTGCCCTGATAGTCTATCTGCTGGAATGATGCAGCCATCATCCACTTAGCATAGAACGCTCCATCACGCTTGTTGGCAGTAGGGAAGTCTTGAAAGAGGAACGATAGTGCATCTGGCAGCTTGCCCATCGCAAGAGAGTAGTTCGTCTTGTCTATGATAGGCTTAGTAACGTGGTCGAGCCATACAAGCAACCCCTCAGACGATGATATATACCAGCAGCTCTGTCTGTCTTCGTCCACCGCATTTCCCCAGCGTATCAACCTAGCCAACTCGCAAGGTGGATAGTTCTTCTTGCTAGGACATTCATTGTCGGGATAGCAGACTACCGTAATGGTATTCGTTACCGTATTGACCGAGAGTACTCGCAGCCACATATCGTAATACTTGCCGTTCTCGGCTAAGGTATTGATGGAAGCCAAGACAACATCGTTTTCCTTGAATGCCGTAAAGTCGTTATCCCATCGCTTCTGCAACTTCAAATCATAGGTTACATTACCACCCTCCGTTGCCGCAGGAGTCCCCATCACCGACTCAACTATACCGCTCTCGGTAAAGACGAAGTTACTCTCCATAGCTGTCTGTCTGTTCACGATAAGCTCCTTAGCGATAATGGAACTGCGAGACGTAATACTCTCGAACTCAGCGTTTCCACGTTCATCGATACGTCCTCCCGAACCTGTAAGTATTCCAGGAATAAAACCACCAAACTGTGCACCTGAAAGAAACTTGATCAGAGCGCTTGCCGTATCTTCGATATCCTTGCGGAGAATCTTCCTGCTAGCCTTGCCATTTTCAGAAAAATCATCGGTTTCATCGGCATATCCTGCCTTGATTTTCTTGTCGAGATAGGTAATATATCCGTTGAATTCCGATAGTGCGTCCAGCACATCAATATTCTTATGACTATGACCAACGCCACCTCCGCCAGTATAAGAACTGGACAGTTGCCCTACAAAGTGGGTAAAGATAGCTGCCAGCGTGGTTACTCCCCACTCTTCTGAATATGGGTTCTGAACCGGGAAGAGAGCCCCGCTACTGAGCGTCAACCTTGAGCATTCAACAAGTCGCGGGGCGATAGTAAAATTTCCCAGATCCGGCAGCTGAATATCCAGCTGCTTGAAGCTTCCTACTTCCGAGCGCGAAATATTCAGGTACGGACGGGCATCTGAATATTTATATGTGAAGGTGTAGTTCGAAGGCAGCTCCTTCGCCTCGTAGTTCACGTCACTATCGGTAACGGTTATCTTACGAAGAGAATTGCCATGGTAAACATACTTACCCAGAGACGGGAAGAAATCGAGCATCCACAGGCGCTCCTTCTTGTCCAGGAACCCGGTGTTCTTCTTAAACTTGCGGGTGGTATCTACGCGATATTCCTCAGAGTCTTCCTCTATTTCTGCCACATTGTGGGTATGTTCTGCAGTATTTTCGCTGTTGCCGTAAGCGCGGAAACAGTCTACACCTCCCAACGAATTTTCGAAGAGGAACCACTCTTCCTCCTCGCTCTTCATATCGCTGGCATAGTATTGCTGTACGTAGGTAACCCGCTCTCCAGCCTGCTCTACCCAGATTTCGTAAACATGGGGCAGAATGCCATCATCGCCTAATAATTTGGCGATGATGGCGTATTGTACCGGAACAGTATATACCTTTCCTGCCTCCAGGCTTGCCAGCGTCAATACCTTCTCTTCGTAGCCGTGTGCGGCCGGTATATATGCCTTACACTTCACCTCGCTAGCTTCAGCTGCATAGTAAGTGAGAAATTCCGGAGAGTAATAGGTTACCCCCTTCGTCTGCGGTTGCCAGGTGAGGAAGTTGGTTTTCAGAAAATTTGCTGCCGAATCTGCCAAACGGTCTACTCCGGCACGTATCACGGAGAAGGTGAATTCCTTCTTGCTGCCTTCGCTGCCAACCTCGTAAACCGTTGCCGTAAAGGATTTCATGATGTTCGGCTGGATATAAGGTTCAATGCTGTCCTTCACCTCGAAACTGAGCAGAGGAAGGATGATATCCTTGACGGACACCGTAATTCGGTTCTTATCGTTCGGCGTATAGGTATGCTGAACGATGTTTGTGCTTGAGCCTTGATACCGTAGGGCGAAAACCACATCTGTCTTCGAGCTGCAGTATATCTCGAAGGCATTCATGGAGCCTACCATGCTCAGAGTATCTGGATATAATAAAACCTGTATCATCTTAAAATAGCTTTGGTCATATTTGCAAAGTTAAGATAATACAGGTATATAACAAAGGACAAAACCCTACGAAATCGGTATGCATTCCAACCAGACGGTCGTACAATGATACACCCATTTACTGTGACGGAACATCGTTGCGTGTCGGGTTTTCTGGCTTACGTATGATTTCTGCAGGCCATACTTCTGGCCAACGTACTCAGCTGAAGGGAGAGGAGGATAGATAATCTTGAATGTGCGGTCCCGGTTATCTCCGGAATTCCTGTAATCACCCTCAGATACCTCTACCGTCTCTTCGAATCCGAGCCACTCATATTTGCAGTTCATCGCCGGCATTATGGCTTCCAGCCTCTTCGCCTCGCTAACAGGAGTAGTGAGAGCGATGGTTCTGAGCTCGCTTTCCGTTGGTTCGCTCTTTCCTCCGAGGGTAAACTTCAGCTTGTTGAAGAAGAAACTCACACCTCTGATCACAACCTTTGCGTAAGAAGGAAGGTTCTGCTTCTGCGACTGGGAGAGGAGCAGTTTTACCTTGAGTTCCTGGAGTGAATTTCTGAGCAGGAGATCATACTGCCGGTAAAACTTCTCAAAGATGCCATCCTCGCCATTATATACCAGGGAATAGTCGAACAGTTTCCGGGGTGTAGGATTTCCTGGCCGATGCGTACCAAATTTATCAGAAACTGATACATGGATATCGTATGCCGTCACGGTTCCGCAAGGCATGTCATCGGTTCCCATGTATGGGAAGGCGAGCATAACTGGAGTTGTGACTGCATCTTCGCTGGTTTCTGAGTTGTCTTCCGTTGCCACCTTCATCGAAGAGTTGAGCGTAGCGTAATCTCCGATATACAGCCATCTGCCCATATCTCTCGTGATAGTCTCTCCGTCCGCTTCCTGTTTATACTGCAGCATTCTTACTTCCGGTATCATCTCCGGTATCTCCACGTCTTGCGTATCAATATCATCTTCGCCGGCATCATAACTCTGGGAACACTCCCCTATTTTGGCTTTCACCTTATAGTTGCCGGAAAATCCGTCCTTGTAGAAACAGCCTTCTTCGTTGCTGAAGTAGGCGCCAGAATTATTCGCTATCATATCCTTGATATTGTCATAGCTGTCTTCTGCATCGCTATCTACCTGGTGTTTCGCACGCAGGACCACGCGCTTGTAATCGGATGCAGTCTTATAAGATAAGGTAGGCTCTTCGGTCATCTGACGGGTGAGATCCGCAACTGGAACGCTATCTACCGCATCTCTCAGGAAGATGATATCTGCAGTATGTGTTCCCTCGTCAGACACGAACTCACAAAGAAACTTTTTCCGAAAAACTGAGAGGAAATCTGATACCGACACGTCCGGAAGAAGATCCTCGATGCGGATATGTCCGTTCACCATCACGTCTATCACATTATTAAGCAACACCATCTTGTTGAATGGTTCCGTCTTGGTAAAGAAATTCTCCTTGAGGTCATAACCGAAGTATTTAAAAACACGCTTGAGAACGTAGTTGGCACGGATGAACGGGGATATATAATAGCCCTTATCCAGACTGATTGGTATCTCGTTTACATATTCCGTATCCGGATATGCGTTCCAGAAGGTATTGGACCACATGTTGCAGAGAACTAATCCTTGTTCTTCCGGGGCAGTCACATACTCGTAGCCGCCACCTTTCTTGTATCTCCAGTACTTGGCATTAGGAAGTTTAGTTCTCATGCCCAGCTTGTTCAGTATCTTATAGGTATATCCCTTATCCATGCCAGAATCGTCGGTAAGCAGAACCGGGAAGATATCATAGTTCTCGTTCTCGCCTCCTACGAGAGATCTGCAGAACCTGATGCACTCATCTACGGTTGTGCACCCCGGTATCATCTCGTCCTTGAAGATGCTCTTCAGCTTTACATTCTGTATCTTCGAGTAGAAGGATCCGTCGTTGATATAGAATGAAGAGGAGATGTTTCCCTTGTGCTGTGCCGAGAGAACAATCTGCCTACATTGGGCGGAATACTCGCCGTCTTCGATGCTTACGTTCGTAGCCACCATCTTATCCCTCATACCGAAGGTATCAGGATAGTTCAGTATCATGCGGTTGTAATCGCTTGCCGGAATATCCAGCGGGGAGGTCGTTTCCCCGTAATCGTTGAAGAACGGATTGGTACGTTCTACCTCCAGCTTGGCGTCTTCGCCAAGCTGGTAGGCCTTTCCTTTATCCAGATTTGTTATTTTCATGTTCAGAAGATTTTATTTTTTAGCAAATTTTCTCGCCTGGTTTCGCAATTCCTGCTTGGCGTCCAGATCCGAGAGTGATACAAACGAGCGGATTCCGTCTCTCTTGAGCTCTCTGAGCAGTTCCAGGAGCTCGTCATTATTGCGTCCCGACGTAGCATTTCCTGCATCGCGATGCGCAGATTCCTGCGTCCGGACGTAAAAATCTGCCCCTCCCGGAGCGATTTCCTGACTGATCCGGGCAGACTGGCGGGCGATGCTTCCACCCAGCGCCCTGCCCTGCATGGCCATCAGATACTTGCTCATATCGAAGGTTCTTATCTGTCCGGCGCGCTGGGCTGCATCCATCAGGTTGATGAGCGGAGCGATGGTAGGGTTCTCCAGGGCTGCATTCGATGCCACCCACTCCTTGCTCCTGCCTCTAGGTCCCTCGCCTACGATAACGGTAGGATGATCTACGTACCCGCGCTTACCTGGCGCATACTCGGCGTTGAAGTGTTTGCCATCCTGCTCGCGCTCTACGTCGATGCGTCCGCCACTCTCGCGTCCGCTTGCCACACGGGAACCGGCAGAACTGGTTCCGCTAGCTGATCCGTTGAGGGTCATACGCTTCACCTTCTGGCGCTCAGCATTTGCTACAGCCAGCTGGGCTGCACCGGTCACACCCATCAGGGCTGCAGCAACACTTCCGGCAATCGGGCCCAACTCGCTGTACGCCTTCATGATAGATACTGCAGTATTAGAGATAATCTGAGCTACCTGCATGGCGAAGTTTACGTCAGCATACTTTTTCTGTATCTTCAGCTTCTCGTTGGCTTTTTTCTTCTCCAGTTTCTCCTGGAGTGCCGTATTTCCCTCGGCAGCCTTAATCTCTGCATCATACTTTGCATCGACGTTCGCCATCTCTGCATTCTGCAGCGAAGTCACGGCATTACTGAAGAGGTTAGTATAGTACTCCGCCTGCTTCATGAAGGACTCTTTCTTCAGCTGCTGCACTTTCTGCTCATATTCCTGCTGAGTGATATATTGGTTGTCGAGTGCCTGCTGAAGTAATTCAAGTTGACGGTCGTATTCACTCTGCTGGTCGAAACCGAGAGCCTGCCTAGCCTGCTTCTCCTTGTCAGCCTGCTGGGCAAGCTGCTCATTATGCTTGGCTGTATACTCCGCCTCTATCTGATTCTGCACATCTTTATATGCCTTCTCCAGCTGTGCAGTATCTTCCCCGTTCTGCTTGGCCATGTTGAGCGCAGCCTGATAATATCCCTTCAGAACTTCCAGTTTCTGGTCGCGTTTCTGTTCCAGGGTCAGTTCCTGCTGCGTCTCTCCTTGCTCCATCACCTTTGCCAGGGCATCCTGGTAAGCCTGTTCTACTGCAACCTGCTGCTCGAAATGAGCCTGTTCTGCAGCCCGGAGGTTCGCCTGCTGTTTATCCTGGAGCGCTTTCTTCTTTGCGTCATCAGCAATTCCGATATTCTGCGACTGCTCGCTATACGAGGTTTCGATGGCGAGGATGTTGGCGGTATGCTGGGTCTTCAGAGCCTGCATGGCGAGGTCGTACTTCTCTTGAGACACCTTCTTCTGAGCTAGAGCCATGTTCCAGTTGTTTACGTCCTGCTGGTAATCCTGATTGGCTGCATCGATATCTGCCTGTCGGTTTTCAGAAAACTTCTTCGATGCGATATCATCGGGATTAGGCTGTGTGGTGGTGTTTGTGGTTCCGGTATGGCCACCTGCTCCGGTATGATTGCCCGTTCTGCCACCGCCGCCACCGCCGTTTCCTCTGGCTTTTTTAGGAGTCACAATACCGATATCCGCAATCTTGGAGTTCAGCTCATCTATCTTTCCGTTTACGCGGTCTATCTGCTGCTCAGTCTTGTAGAGCGCCTTCGCGGCATTTGTTTCTGTATCTGTGCCGAAGAACTTGGAGACACCTCTCATAAAACTGTTCTGTGGATGAAGGATGTTGTCTGTCTTTACATCATGATAGGCCTTATTCTGCTCATCCCACTTATCTTCCAGGTCGCCTTTCTGCTTATACAGATCCACCAGTTTGTCCTTGTATGCCTTCAACTTGATTTCCTTCTCCAGAGAAACGAGATAGTCATCGATGGCACTCTTGTTGTCTTTGGTAAGTCTTCCCTCTTCAGAGAGCAGTCCGTTATAACCAGGAATAATCTTCTTGAGTTCATTGAGAGCCTCCCTTCTGCGGTCCATGGAGATTTTCTCGTTGCGCATGGTTTCGTTGAGCTGTTTTACCTTGGCGGTCTGCTCATTCACCTGGGCGTTCAGGTCTCGCTCCATGGTTTCCAGTTCCTTAGCTGATGCGGCAGCTTCCTTCTGCTTTTTGTGCATATCCCATAACTTCAGGGAGAGTGCAGCTACTCCTGCAGTAATCAGACCGAAGACGCTTGCCTTCATGGTGACGTTCATGGCGGTCCAAGCATTCTTGGCAAGTGTCACCCTGCCCGTGAGCAGGTAGAAGCCCGCCTGCAGAAGTTTCATGAGTCCGGTTCCGGTAGCGCAGATTACGTTCCATGCCTGCTGGGCTGCAGCAGCACCCTTGGTTACAACGATATTTGTCTTGATGGCGTTGCTGGTAGCTATCGCTACAACTGTGAAGGCTGTAAGCAGAATGCCGAGCGTCTTCACCACGCCCTGATGCTTTACGCACCAGGAAATGAGACTGATGGTGTTCAGCTGCATATCTGCATAGGCATCGTCCCATTGTTCCTTGAGCGGGAGGATTTCGTCTCCCAGAGCCTTCTGGGCGTTCTGCAGTTCTACCGTCTTCTGGGCTGCCCGGTCGGCTGCGCTGATATAGGTCTCTCCTGCTTCGGCAAGCTGGGTATCTACAATCTCTGCCACAGCCTTCATGAAGTCGCCCGTCTCCTTGGTCTTCTCCGAGATTTCTGCTGCAGAGATTCCCAGGTTATCGAGGATTAACGGGGACTTGCGGCCGAGACCGGTCACGATGCTGTCGGTCATGTAGTCTACCGACTGACCCGTCTGCTGGGCTTTCAGCTGTGCAAACTCCAGATACTTGCCCAGATCTTCCAGCGGAATGCGGAAATCGTTAGCCTTTACGGCAGCCGTCATCAGCTGCACATCGTTTACGGTTCCCTTGGTTGCCTTGCGGAGGTTGTCCAGCAGGTTCGGGTTATCCATGGCATTAAAAGCCTTGGTAACACCATCTGCCTGTTCTGCCATCTCTACGCCAGCCCTGGCAGATTCCAATACGAAATCTTTCAGTTTGGATGCCTGTTGGCCCAAAAGGCCTGCGAGCTTTGTTGCCATGGTTCCCAGGAAGATTCCGTTCACCTGGTCACTTGATGCAATCTCGCCAAAACTCTTGGCGTTCTGCTTCAGTTCTGATATACGGGAATTCACGTCCATCAGGCGCCGTTCCAGTACACCATAAGCCTCCGGATTGAGCGACTGCACGGTATTATCCAATTCCTTCTGCAGGCTCTTCTGCTGTTTCTTCAGCTGCACCATACTCATATCCAGGATATTAATCTGACTGGTCTGCTCGCCTATCCGGCTGGTAAGCGTGCGAATCTCCTTACTGGTATCGGAGTACTGCTTCTTCAGGTTCCTGTAGGCTTCCGTCTCTTTTCTTCCGGCTGCCTCCAGGCTGATCATCTGGCTGAGTCGTGCCTTATTCTCTGAGCGCAGCTTCTTGCTCTGCTGCTCCAGGGTGTAGATGGCTTTCTGCGCATCGGCAGTCTTCACGTCTACGGTATATCGGATTTCATCTTCCGTTAAATGTTTATTTGCCATAACTTATGATTTTTGTGGGTTGAGTGATTGTTCCAGTTCCTGACGTATACTGTTCCGTACTTCGTCGTTGAAGCCATAGCGAAGCTTGGGGAACGTTTCGTGATACAATACACCCCAGACTACGCGGTTATAGAGTGCCAGGTTCCTGCGCTTGAACTTGCTGATGCGGTCGTTGCGCTGCCGGTACTGCATATCCAGAAAACGGAGATAAGGAAGGATGCGCACGAAGATGGTGCGGTTCTCGCCCGAGATCTGACTGTCGAACGAGTGAGCGGAAAGCGTGGTGAGCAATCGGCCGGTACGGCGCTTGTAATGATTGCGCACCACGTTCTCCTGGGTAGAGTATATCTTCAGGATGCCTTCCTGAAGAGTCTCGTGAACGAATTTCTTTTTAACAAGACTGTCTGTTACCATATTCTTTATACATTACTAATTAGTAATGCAAATATAGTAACAGGCAGACGAAGGGCAAAGGACTCTTATCTGAATATTACCTTATAGATAGGAATACCCAGCAGAGGGGTGAGCATGGTGCAAAGGCTGAGGTAAAACACCCATAACACGGGATTGCAGGAACCCACAACAAACGGACCCACCACAAGCGCGATGACAAACGACACAAACATAACGAAATCGAAAAAACCCATAATCTATATATTTTAATGTGTTACTAATTCTCGGGTGCAAAGATACACCACTTTTTCTGAAAAACCAAATTTATGCTCCAGAAAAAATGGCCACCCTCACGGGCAGCCATCCTTAATTAGAGATCTGACTTAAATATTAAAGCTTTATTACATGATAGAAAACTATTTTCTATATAACCAAAAAAAATCTTATTTCTTGCAATATTGCAGATATGCCTCGTTATGCCGTTGAATGGATCTTCGAGATGTCAAAGTCTGCCTCTTCCTCTTTTTTGCTGACACGCCTGAGCATAGTGTCGATAGCTCTACTCTTCTGCTCGTTGTTCGGGTGTACATACAAGTTGAGCGTCGTGCTCACATCGGCATGGCCGAGTATAGAGCTGACGGTCTTTATGTCGCATTTAGAAGCAATGAGACTCGTGGCAAAGGTATGGCGCAGGCCATGAAATTTTATGCGGGGCAACTTTAACTCCTTACATAATCGGTTGAAATAACAGCGTAATACCCTTGGCTCCGTTGGAGACGCATCGTTGCTCACGACATAATAGCTCGGTACGCATATCTTGGCGAGTGGACGTACAAACTTGAGAATATCTTTGCTCAAAGGAATCTCCCTGTTTGAGTTGATGGTTTTCGTGCTGCCTACCCTTACCTCTGTCCCCTTCTTGCCGTTCAGTCCATCACAAACGCTAATTCGTTCTACCGTTCTCTGAACATGTAAGATTTTGTTCTGAGTATCGATATCGCCCCATTGGAGACCTGAAATTTCACCAATTCTCATCCCCGTCTCCATTACAATAAGTAGCCCCAGGTTGCGGAAAGTGAAATTCTCTTTGAGATACTCTATCATCTTCTTCTGGTGCGCAGGACTCCATGTTTCGATCCGCAGGCTGTCCTTGATTCTTGTAGGATAGTTTATCTTCCAGTCAATCGGTAGCTCGCACCATTTTTTCTTCGCCCCGAATCTCAGCAGCATCTTTATGACAATAACTATGTCTTTCACTGATTTTACTCCCACCCCGCCCGATATTTTACCGTTGACGAATTTCTGCAAGTCTCCCTCTGTTATGTTTTCGCTTTCCCCGAAATACGGAATGACGTGATTATTGAGGATTAAAGCATAAGCAGAGGAGGTCGATTCTTTTACATATTGACGATGGTCTTCATACCACGCCGCTGCGATTTCCTTTAATTTCATTGCATATTATGATTTTTTATTTTATCAATTGCCAGTTCCTTCGGATTGTATCCTTTGGGTTGGCCTTAAATACATCGGAAAAACCCAGTCCGTCATCTGACTTATTAAGCAGTATGTATTTCTGGAAAATTCTCCCCCCAAGTACATCGCCGTGATAGACATACCCCATCATGCCTCGTATGCTCATATTTAGCAGAAGCAAAGGTATTGCCCTATCCGACAACTCCCAACAAGTTACCATATTCTCACTTGGAAAATATTCCCATGGCAGTACTCTTCGGCACCTTTCCCACCATGCTGATATCACGAGAGACCCCGTGCCAGCGGTAGGTTCATGAATGGAACCGTGGGTTTCGCAAAGTGTAATTCGGCTGACGATGGTCGTAACTTCGCGTGGCGTGAAGTCTTGTTTGTTTTTCTTCCTCTGAGCCATTTCCTTCTCATATATAGTTTGAAACCAATCATACGACATATCGTACTCATTAAGCTCGATTAAGCTGCGATAAACCGCATCTCGCTTTTCTTTGTCAGAAAACAGAAGGCGGTTTACCGCCGCCGGCAAGTCCATAATATCAGTTATACCAAACAAGCCTAATAATATATTTTCATTCATAATCGAGATAGCCTTAAACCTTATGTAATCAAAACTCTGCTTGTTCATACAGCTATCGTAATGATAGCTGTATGAAAGTATGTAAAAACCAAAAAAATCTTATTTCTTGCGATACTCCCGGAATGCCTCGTAATCCTCCTTGCTGATCTCGAGACAGCAGCAGATGTGAGCGTTCCTGAAATCGAGATCCTCCTTATATTCGGAATTCTCGAAGAACGCACGAGAACGAATAAGGGCATCCACCAGCGGGAACTTGTCTCCATCAGTCTCTACCACGAAGTCCTTCTTGCAAAATACATCACCGGTCTTAAGAGGAATAGAAGCCTCTGCATAGAAGTACTTGCGTGGCTTCTCGCCTGTGAGCAGCTCCGTGAGTTTCTTGTGCATCTCCTTGAGCTGTTCGTCGGTAATGCCCGAGATATACATGCCGTTCAGGCTGAGCATGTGTTCACGTGCCGGCTTGCCGGCATTCATAACCTCGCACTCCTCAAAGATAGGGTGCTTTCTTTCTTCTGCTATGTTGGCTGCAACCTTAGCTGCAGCATTTTTATTCTGATTTTCCATAATCTGCTTAATTAAATTATTTGTTACTATCGTTATTATTCTACTCCTCCATCTTTAGGCCTTGGTCGGCTCCATCCTTCCGGGCACATTTGCTGAGAGTATTCGGCAAGATTTGCCCCCCAGAATTGCGGTAAGCCTCGAAAATCTTGTGACGCTTGCTCTGCAGTTCGAGGTTCTTCAGAGCATGATTGCTCTTGGCCTTCGCCATACCGGTAAGGTAATCCTCGGCAGCCTTGCGTCGGAAGTCGCGAATGTTGCGTTCACGCTCATTAAAGGAAGCCTTCTTGCGGTCAATCTCCTGTTCAAAATCTACCCTATCCTTCTGAAGGGCCTCCATGTTTCTGCCTGCTATATCCCTCTGGAGGTCGCACTCACGCTGAAGCTTGATCTTCTCGTTTTCGAAGTCCTCGCGTTCCTTATTAATAGCCTCGGTGTTCTTTACTAGCTGAGCATGGAATATCTCAGTTGCCATTATCTCTTTAGCAGTTTCTACTGCTCCGTCTAATACGGTCTTGATATCTTTTTCGTTACTCATTTTAATTTGAATTTAATTTTTTCATAATTCTTTTTGTGTTAAAATTCTCACGGTGCAAAGGTACGAAATCTTTGCTGTGCGTCAAAGGACAAACATATGAGTGATGTTTGGCTATTTTTCACTCATTTCTTCTATCGGCCGCCAATATACTGCGAAGGTGTTGCACTCCATGAAACAGTCAGCATCGCTTTCCTCTGTCCAGATGAAAGGAATGCCGCCATCATAGCGCATTCCTTCGGCGAGCATTACGCTCTCGTGGTGGTCATCGGGCGTGCGCGGATCATGGAATCTTACCTTGGCTCCATTCTTGAAGCCGGCGACCACCTTCAGAAACTCTCTCGACTTGAAGATATACATCCTGTTCTTGAATATCACGAACTGAAGCAGGCCGCTATGTGTCATGTGGCATACCTGTTCGCTCAGCTTCAGACCATCTTCGTGAGAGATAGAATTGCAATCCTCGAAGCCTACACGGGTAATCGTGGCGTCGGGATAGAACATCTTGTACTCGGCAAGACGTTCCGCTACATCTGTAAGCATATCAATCTTTGCCATAGCTACATCACCTCCCCTCCCATAATGAAGCCACCTAATACAGCTACTGCCATGAAGGCGAAGAAACCTGCCATGGTCATAGCTACTTCGCCATACGTAACCGTCTCCCCGCAAAGGTAGGAGAAGGTCTCGCTCTTGGTCTTGGCGAGCTTCCTGATTTCACACTTGAGGGCCTTCATGCCCTCCTCTACGCTGATGTCTGCAGGGCGCACCTGAGCATCACTAATTAAAATAGAATTCTGCATATCGCATCTTCTTATTACCATTAACAGCCGATTGTACAAAAGGGTGGCGGCTGCATTCCCCGTTGGTAATAAGAAGATGACTTATCCGGATGGACATTTCAATTCTTACGGTTCATGCAGCCGCCATTTATTGCGAGAATAATTTCTCCAATTAGGAAAATATATTTTCCCAGTTAGGAAAAATATTTTTCCCGATTAGGCATAAAAAAAGCCCGCGGCAAGAAGCCATAGGCGAAACGGTCGCCCAGCCGGATTGTTTACAATCTTCTTATTACCGTCGGCAAAGGTAAGAAGAATATCTGAAACCGCCAAATAAAAATCGGGAAATTTTTCTCACGATGAGAATAATTAACACTTAAATATGCTGTAGAGCATAAAAATGAGGGGTTTGGGGAATGAAAAGCCCCGATGCGCTGCTGCACCGGGGCTGATATGTTATTGTTCGCCTTTCTGATAAATTGGCGGAATCTTATTCAATACGAATACCACAGCAAGACCGATAACGGTGGTTACGCCTATAATGCCGGCTACGGTATCATGGCCATTCATGGCAAGGCTATAGGATATAAACCCGAAGAAGAGGATGAGTATGGTGGCAAGAACCTGCCCCAGCGTGCTCTGGAAAAACTTCTTCTTTACAATGGTCTTCTCCATATCGATGCGATGGTCTACCTGCTTCTCGGTCATCGACATGATGCGGTCGGTGGAACCCTTCAGCGTCTGCTCGTATGCCTTGAAATCTTCGGGCGAAGGAAGAGGTCCGCTGTACGACCGCTCCTCAATGGCGAGCATCGTAGAAACTATCACTTTTCGCTTGTCTTCCGGAAGTTCCTCCAGGATATCATTGATATTGGCAAGAATCATCTCTCCGCTACATTCTTTCTTATCTGACATAAGTCGGTTTCTGCTTTAAGTTCATAACCTTTCTCATATCATTACCGATGGCCTCCCAGTCCTTTCTCAGATCTGAAGCATTATCGCCCTTCAGATAATCGTTGAACAGGCTGTTGTCTCCACCCAGTCTTCCCAGGCTGATCAACCCTTCCAGTAAATTATTAAGTATTCTCATATCTTTTTTATTTTTGAGTGTCCACGTTCTGTTACTAATTCTCACGGTGCAAATATACTATTATTTTCTGAACAGAACAAACGAAAGCGGGTATTTAACACAAAAAACTTGAAAATGGGAATGAAAAGCCCCGATGCGTTGCTGCACCGGGGCTGATGCGCCACAAGGCTATGGCGACTTCTGTCTTATGGGGAACGATGGCCCCAGCCTCATTATATCCTGTCCGCTGCAGCACGCAAGCGATTGGAAACATCGCAAAGTGCTCCACGGAGCATAACCTTCTCTTCTTCGGTGAAACCACCTACACCACCATTTCCGTCAATACCATCGAGCTTATGATAAAGCCATGATGCCGATTTCCCGAAATAGGTATGTGCTATCTCGCGCCATGATACCGTCATCTGGATATCCTGTATGCGCTGCTTTACTGTGCTGTCCTTAGCCTGCTTCATTGTTACTTCCATAATCTTATGCTTTTTAATGCCCTCCCCGAAGGGAAGGCTGTTGTTAATACTTGGTGTAATACTCTGGTGGCTCAATCATCTCATCAAACAGCTGCTGAGCGTACCATAATAACTGTGGGTTACCTCTAGGGTATGACTTCCGGAAATTTCTGATAGCTTCTATCAGTTCTTCCTCTTTTTCTGTTACTAAAATCTTCTTCATATCGTTTTATTTTAAGACAATGCAAAGATACTACTATTTTTCGTAGTAGCCAAATATTTTATACGAAAAATCGTAGTATTAACTATGTTTAAGCTTTCTGTATGTGAAAAAGTAGAATATGAGCGGGAAAAAGTGTATCTTTGCAAGAAAGAAATGTTTCACCTATTAATATATATAAGGTATGGAAAAGATAATAAGTAACAAGGCCGCCTCCTTTGCCAGCATGGAGCTTGCCAGATTTGCGCTGGAACGGGCAGACCAGAGAGCCGGCAGCATACTGGAGCAGTATCGCAAGTCAACAGACCGCAACTATACACTGGCAGGCTTCGTTATGACGGTATTCATGGCACTCACGGCTTTCCTCGCCACGGAAAAGATGACCCTGATGCTGGTGGCCATCACCCTCCCTCTATGGGTAGGAACCGGAGTGGCGCTGCTTATCCTGTTCTGTAAGGTGATGTGGGTACACGACTTTATGGCGCTGGGAGATGATGCTGCCACGATGCTGAGAGATGACCTGGTAGACGTGGCCATGAACAAAGGATTGCAGGATGATGATAAGGCAAACGATGAATACCTGCATCATCTCGTAATATCATCCATCAGGCGCACTCATAACGACACAGAGTATAACCGCGCCTGCCTTAACAGAAGGAACCGATACGTAAAACGAGCGATGACCGCAATCATCGCCTCGGTAATAGTGAGTGCAACGACTACGGTCATCCTGCTGGCCTTATCTTTTCTTGGGGTTCTCCCCATGACTTGAAGTATCCGGATAACTGTTCGGATCCTCTGGCCAACCATCCTCATTGTAGTTTGGTTTCATAATCATAAAAAAGCCCCCGATGCGTTGCTGCACCGGGGCTGGGTTGAGTTATTGAACATGTTAGCTATGCTAACTGCAATGCGCTGATGCGATTGCTTATTTCCTTGACTGCCTGGTTAAAGATGCCTTTCTGCTCCTGGCTGAGCGTATAGACCTTTCCACGTACCTGATATCCATTGAGCCTCTGCAAAAGCCATGATGCACTCTTGTTGAAATAGGTCTTGGCAATATAAGAGATAGGAAGCAGTTTATAATCCTCTTCATCTATCTGGCTGCGGAGAGCTTTCACTTCGCTCTCCAGGCGAGCCACATTCTCCTCCACGAATGGCTGTGCTACCTCGGCCACAGCATCCTTATCCATAGTTTCCAACTTAGCGATAATTTCGTTTTTTCGCTCTTCGCTCTTTGCATCGGTATTACCGGCAAGCGACTTGTATTCTTCCAATAAGATTCTAACATCTTCCATAACAATATATGTATTTTATAGTCCCCTCCCGAAGGAGGGGAAGTTAAACTTTACTTTCTTTTCTTCATCAGTCTCGAAAGGTCATCTAGGAGATAATCAAGTCTCTTTTCGATTTCCTTCTGCGAAAGACCGGTGAATTTCACGATTCGGAGAAAGTCTTCGATTTCCTTCTTCTTTCTCCCGATTTCATTTTCTAAATCATCTTGCATAGCTTGAAAATTTAATTGATTAAACATGTTCCTTAACTCGATTGCAAAGGTACATAATAATTTTGATATGCGCAAATATTTTATAATAAATTTATTATGTACAACACATTTTTAACGTTTTGATACGGAAAATAAGCGGGAAAAAGCCCCGATGCATCTCGCACCGGGGCTTCCTGATAATTTTGATAACTTTATAAATTTGGAAAACCGTACTCTACAACAAGAATGATAGATTTCCATATGAGAATTAGAACACACGCCTGTGCAATGTTAGAAGATCATATTACTGTAACTAATAATCATGAGTATAAAAAAGATACATCTAATATAAAATTCAGCCAAACTATACCTATAAACACTTAAACCTATTTTCTAAACATAATAATCTTGGGATAAGAGAGCCTGGAGTGCGGGTTCTGGCCCACCACCTCCATGCGCACACCCTTGGTCCCATAGCGAAAGAAGAGGAACCTCTTCGGCACACGATGAACAACCATCTGAAGGGTATCGCGACTCTCGATATGCACCTGCATGCTGTCGCCCTCGATTTCGCCCCGCAGGGTTATCCATGGATCACTCCAGGAAACCGTCTGCGAGACGTCGGGCGGTCGGCAGGAACCGGAAAGAAGCCGACTGCATGTATCGTGAGGAACCGGCCGGATGGCTGCCTTCACGTCTACCCGGGTGGTGGTAGAGGTTGTAGCTGCCGCCATGATCCGGCTGTTCTTTATCTTGAGTTCCTTCCTGTTAACGGCAAGGAGAGAGTCCGGACTGCGTTTCAGATCAGACGTCTTCAACGTGATGGCTGGCACGGAAGCTCTTGGCCTGCCTGACTGCGTGCGGCCTATCTCTACCTTGCCGTTGTGAAGGAGGATATCCTGATTCTCTTTCGTGCGCTCCGTTTCGCCCCTGAGGTCGTGACACTCCTTGAAAGCCACAACCAGGGCGAGCGGAATCATCACTAGAAAAATAACCTTAATAAAACCTATAAACCTATTCACAACAAAAATAACAACAAATAATAACAAAACACTTAAAACTTATACACACTTCCGCCGGATCGTCTTGATAATCGAGGTAATGGTGGTGAGGTACGTAGGATCTGTAGCGTACTTGCACCCTACCCCGTCGCATATCTTCTGGGCAAACTTGAACGGGTCCTTGCGGCATGGCCAGGCATCCTTATAGCCCGGCTTCTGGAAGAGACGTTCATGCTCCTTCAGGCAGTCGCCTACAGAGTCGAAATCCTTGAAGGCACGCATCACGGTATAATACCAGAGATTTTTGCCTGCTACCTTGCACACGGATACGATACGGTCTGGCTCCTTGAACTTCTGTTTAGGAGTCTTGAAGTATTCGTGAGTCTTCACCATGACGATATCTCCGTCCCACTGGCTGCCCTTGGTAATACCGAAGAGGTTAGCCTTACCGATAACCCGCGAACCCCATCCTGTCTCAAGCATTGCCTGGGCAGTAACGAAGGCAGGATCTATTTCTGTTTTTGCCTCCACGGCCGCAGCATACACCTGACGGGCGAAGGCTAATTGAGTTTTACTTGCCATACCTTTATATATATTATATTAATGTATACCTATGATGCATCATCGGGCGCATCTTTTTCCGAAAAGTTGATAGGCCCGCCGCCGATGTAGTCTCCCTTGTCGTTAAAGTCCTTCATGCGCTTTACGAAGTTCTTCGGAAATATCGGATATATAGCCTGTATGTTCTCGATAATGGAGAATATCTCGCGTACCATCATGAACACGCAGATGTAAGTTCCTGTCCATTGCATCGCGCCGACAGTAGAGCCCTCTACGGTGGCATGACTTGCAAAATTACTCAGGATCATCAGGAAGATGTAGATTACAATCTTCTTCGTGAACCTGGAGAAGAAGGATTCGCTAGACGCATCCTTGTGGATAAGATGCTTCCATACACCAAGGAAGGTATCGATAGAGATGGCTATCGCTATCCACTTGGCAAACTCCCAGTCCTGATACACATACTGGAACCCTTCCGACACAGCCGTCAGAGGGAGCGAGGTGATTGCTATCATCGGTATATTTCGTTTATATTGTTTCATAACATTTCGGCCTTATGTTTTTTAGACATTGCAAAATTACACAAATATTCCGGAACCGCAAAGGACGCTAGCGCACCATCTGTCGCGACAGCCGGTGAACATCCAGGATATCTGCACCTGTGGCCGAAAGCATGAGGGTCCAGCCGTAGCTCTGGAGTTCTGCAGATACGAACGGAATAATCTCGCAGGTAGTAATACTCTCCCGGTCCATCCAGTAGAGTCCTTCCGTCTCCACATCTGCCATGATACGGGCATGAACCTTCGAAAGCATCTGAAGGGTGCGGTCGTTTGCTATGACTCGCTCGAGCATATCGGCATGAGCAGATAACTTCATTGCTACAGTTACGGCTATGCGCTGGGTACATTGGAAACTCCTGCGCCCATCGCTCTGCATATCCACTTCTCCGTAATCTACGAACAGGAAGGAACCGGTAAGCTTATCGATGCGTTGCTTCAGTTCGTCGAACGACTGGCCGTAAACGTAGTTTTCTATCTCCGGAACCAGTTCTTTCTCGGGCATCTCCTTGATTGCCTTGAGCACGGTAGCATATTCTTCCATACTGCTCTCGCCCTTGTTGGCAATACCCTTCGTAACTCCTGCAGTAGCAGGAAACTTGGCAAAATATTCGAATAAATCCAATAACATAGGCTTTTATAATTTTGTCGCAGAGAGTGTTTCCCTGCCTTGGTTATATAATCTTTTTAACTATCTCCAGAGGTAGCCCTACCTCGTCTGCTATCTTGGCCAACTCCATGCCGGTAGCCTTCAGGCTCTTTACTCCCTCGATGGTTTTCTTCCTGAGAATGCGGAGATAGGTAAGTACGTTCAGCTGTTCTACCTGACGGGCATTACCCAGTCCATCCTTGGAGAGATCGTAGAGCGCATCGGTTGCATCGGTAGTAATACTGCTGCCCTCCTTAGGTATAAACTTGGTGAGCAGGGAAAATTCTGTCTTTGAAAAAAGGAAATTATTTACTGCAGTAAAGTTCAAAGCTATCGCCCGGAGTGTGTTGACAGGCAGTTTCTTGAACTTCAGAGCGAGTTTCTGCGCCTCTTCCGAGGAATATACTTCCTTGTCGAAGTAGAGTATCGCAGCCAGCAGAGGAAGACTTTCCTCGCCCATATCGAGCAGCTGGCGCGCCTCGATGTACTGAAGGGCCGTGAGCGAACAGGTGAGCGACTTGAAATCTGTATTGACCTCATAGCCATAATAGGCTTTCTTGTCGATAAAGATAATCGGCAACTGCTGCCGGCAGAAACAGAGATCGAGCACGAACTTATCATCTTTCTCCTGGAAGATGAACGAGAGCTGACTGGCTATAGACATGAAGTTCTCCAGGGTTCGCTCATCGCGCTTAATCTTGTTCAGGTTCCATCCCTTCATGTAGCAGAGAAACAGACATTTCACAGCACCTGGGGAAAACTGCCCACTCTCCATGAGAGAAAGCAGCTCCACCAGCTTCAGATATTGGTCAGAAGTGAGTAGTTCCCACGAGTTCGGAATTTCATGTTCTATTCCGTTTGCTCTTACGGTTATCGTCTTTTTCATAAGCTTATGGCATTAAATACATATTGTCGTCCGGACGGTTCTCGGCAGAGAAGGAAAGAAAATCGTTTCCTTCCTGGGCATCGAGGAGCATATCCACATTATGCAGCAGATCTTCCACCTCCCCGTCTAGCTGTGTGGCGAGCTGCAGCGCACGGCTTGCCTCGTCGCTGCCTGAGCGGGTGGCGGTATTGTCATCGAAGAGGTTGCGGATGGTGGCAGGGAACTCCAGGATATCGAATCGTCTGAGAGCCTTCGCCACCGTCTTCTTCACCAGGGCACGCTTCAGCATGGGCAGCGCCTTCTGGGCAAACACAGCAAACACCTGGTCTTCTCCTCCCTGTTCGAGTCGGTCGAAGTAGGCGCCTATGCTTTCGTCGAGAACCTCTTTTTGAAGAGGAACGCAACGGAAAAAGAAGAGATACGAGAGGTCGATAGGATAAATTTCATCGAATTCATCGGCAGTATCTACCTTCAGCTTGCTGAGCATCTTGTAGTAATTGGTCTTGCGCCAGTCTTCCATGGCAAGACGGATATCGGAAGGATCATCGGCACTTATCTCTTCAGTAAGTTCGGAAATCAGCGAATCCATCGCATTAAAGTAGTTCTCCATATAGGAGCGCTTCATGCCTTCCATCTCGTACTTGTAGAGATTGATATCGTTTTTTCTACGGTTCACAGCATCGAAGATAATCTGGGTAGCTAGCGTAAGGTTCGCCATGGCAGCACGGAGAAAATCCTTGATGCCGCTCTCTTCTTCCTCGATGCTCACAATATCAGAGAACGTATTGTTGCCGATGATGGCAACAATACGTTTGCGCGCAGCTACGGCAGAGCCCTGAAGGCTGTCGAAGTCGGCGCTTGTATCTGCACCAGGTGCACAGTTGCAGAACTGCGCATAACTGGTGAAGAGATTATTGAGTTGAAATTTCTTGTTCATGCCTGTTGCTGGTTAAGTCGTTGGGATGGTGTTATATCTTCCTGCCGTTGTGGAACCTCGCGGTAGAACCCTAGTCTGCAGCCCTGCTTGTAGAGTTCCGGGAAGTTCATGCGCAACGCCCAGTTGAGCGGTTCTGCGCATACTTCGTCCTCCGAGGTGAGCGACATGATGTAGATGAGATAATTATAATAGGTATCACTTCCACTCTTCGAGATGACTCCATCTTTATCTACTGCAGATATGGCTGCATCGAGACCTACCGAAGACAGAAGGGCTTGTTCGGTACGCTTGTCGTAGGAAATGAGCGCCTCGATATATTCCTTATACTTGAGGTCGATGGTCTCCACCTTCCACGACTGTTCGTGACCCTGTGCATCCATGAAGGAGATGGAAGAGAAACCTTTGCCCTGGTTGTCTGCACCTGACAGATAGGAGCTGAACTTGCGTACCTCGTCACGAACATACCGTACCATGCACGACTCCTTGAAGTCTGTACCGATATCGATACCGTTATACTTCAGCAGTTCCATGCCCTTCGCCTTGCGTCGCTTATTTTCCTCGCAGAGCTTGGTCATCTGGGTGCGCTTGCTCTGGATCCAGGCGTTAGGGATAATGACATGCACCTTTGCAGCCAGCGAGTTTTTCAGAAAACTGTTAATGTATCGGGCAGTCTTGTTGCTACCTTGGATGTACGGGCGAGCTCCCTGATGCGTCTCGTTGGCTCCGTAGAATTCGTCTACTGATTTTTCTCTGTGATGAGAGATCGCAGCATAACGGTAGTTGTCAACTTCGTTAAAGCTGAACTTCGGATAAACCGAGTAACTCGATAAGCCATAGGAGAATCGTCCTACTACAACCTGTTTGAAGTCTCCGTACGAAATCAATTCGGATGCAACGTCCTGGCGGGTAGTTGCCAATCTGCAGTAACGGTTCTCCATCGCCTCAAGCGCAGCAACCGGCTTGCCCATACCTATCATCTTGCCACGGGTGAAGCGCCATTTCACGAAGAAGTCGCCAAAGTAATAGAAGTTCTTGATGCACGTCTTGCAGAACTCCTCAACTGAAGGAATGCCGCGTGAGCTCCAGGAGTCGAGCCATTCCATTACTTCAGGCTGTTCCTCGTACTTGCGTACCAGCTTGCCATCCTCGATAGCCTGCTTGTATACGGCGAGTCCATGACCATAGAGCATTTTAATCTCTTTGGAATAGAGACGAGGGAGCAGTCGGTTCTCCTTGATCTCCTTGGTCACTTCGTCACATTGCTGGTTGTTGTGGCCACGCATCAACACCTGGTATCCCTGTATACCCAGATAATGATGCTGCTGCATCCAGAGCGTGCCACCGAACGGAGACTCCAGGAGTGGAGACTGGAAGAGCTGGTCTGCACCAAAGATGGAGTCGCCTTCACCTAGCTGGAAGGTGAAGGTATTGCCATCGGCAAGGTAGATGCCGGCGTTGCCATACATGTCTATTTCGTATTCTTTCATAACCAATTTATTTTGTGAAGTTTGTATCCATCTTGAGGGAAACCCATGTACCTGATGAGAATCCGGTAGCACATCTTTGGCTCTCCATCTTCGTCTGTATAGAGAAGATAGTTCTCTCCATCGATGGCGAAGCGTTCCTTCGGCAACTGGGTGCGGTACTTGCAATGGCGCCGTACCTGAAGCTTTGCGCTCGCCTCTCCTCTCGTCCTTGAGTATGGAAAGAAAACCAGGGTAAACTCCCCATCGGGCAGCTTACTGATTTCCCTGGCCCACTGGAGTGCCGTGATGCCATCCATGATGATGTTCTTACTTGTCTTGCTCATAATGATGCGAAGATAGCGAAAAAATATCGCCCTGCAAAAGACCGGCTGCACCTGTTCCCCGTCATATTTCCGAGAATCGTAAGGCCTGCACCTCTCTTTCCCTTCCCAGCGGTGCGTGCTCGTTTGGGTAAGGTGTTTTTGGGAGTTTTTCTTCCAGCCGGTCCGCTTGGGCTGATTATCAGTATTTTAGCATTTATACCCTTTCATTTTCCGTAAATTATTGATATGCCCGTGAAAATTATTACTGCAGAAATGCAGTATCATTCCGCGTTTATATCTCGAAATTGTCCGGTAAATCGGTAGGATATGTACTTAATTCCGCCTTCACGGCATCAGAATAAAGGCCGTAAAGCAGGTAAATCATCGCAGAAGGCAGCTGCGTGGTGAGTCCTGCCTGATTCTTCAGTTGCTGTTTCTTCTCCGAACTCTTATCAAGTTCTATCTTCCCGTCCGTTTTCTTCAGAGGGGATATCATGATGGCAGAGCAGAGGTTCTTACACTCATTCTCATCGATACGGATGACAGGCAGGAGCGGACTGCGTTCGCCGAAGAGCATCTGGCAGAGCTTGAACTGCTGCCAATGGTAGATGGTAGGCGCATCCTCGTTATAGAGTATCACCATGAAGCCATACGACTCCAGGGCAGCCTTCAGATTGAGCGAGTCGGTAGTTATCTGTTCCCGTTCCTCCCTGCGCTTGTTACCGGCACGGTCTGGATAGAGATAGATAGTCTTATTGGCGGCTGCAGATCCGAAGAACTGGTGCACCTCTGCCACGAGGTCGTTGTAATCCTTTGGCAGGAAGGCAAAGAACTCCTTGATGATGTCGAGACGCCTACCGTAATCTTTCTTCTGGGCAACGATGAGCGACTGGAAGTTACCAGGGTCGTATCCCATGTAGAGCGGTTCGTGAGGATCGTAATGTAGAAGATACTCTGCCGTAAGGATAAACCTATCCTTCAGATTCAGGCGAAGAATGGACTCATACTTATAGCTATCCTTGAACTGATGCTTTGCGTGGTCGTAGTTAATGAAGAACTTATTGGTTACCTCCTTGTGACGGATGGCGCAGATAGCCGTGAGGAACTCGTCCGTATCAAGAGTGTCCAACTGAGTCTTGAAGAACTTAGGACCTAGGATATCCTTGTTGCAGAAGGAGGATGCACGGATATAGTAGATGGCATTACGCCTCATATCTGCCAGACGAGGTTTCCATCTCGCCACGAAGGCATTGAGCTTAACAGACTCAAGTCGCATCTTCTCAAGGAGAACAGGGTCTTTCGAGTCTCGTTCCTGCTGCTTGAGCACGAACAGGCGGTAGAGACTTCTGTTAACTTCCAGGGCAACGGTTGCAATCTCCTCGATAAGTTTCGGGTTCACCTTCTTTTCATAATCCTCAAACCAGTCATCTTCGCCGAGGTCGACGCGAGCCGTATCACTCACACCCGTAACACCCTCATAATAAGCAGAGCAGCGCACATTGGCTGGACCTCCACGTAAAGACGGGAACAGGCGGGTTTTGAGTTTTTCTCCACTATTATGCTTCATTTCTTCAACGAAAGCGTGCACGGCATTTCTACCGGCAACAGATTCCGGCTGGTCGCTTGATACGAGCTGAAGGTGGGCGCCATTTCGGAATATCACGCTATGCTTAGCATAGGCTATCGGATATCGGGGTTTCCGGAAGTGGGAAGGCAGCGTGCTCTCTCCTACTACGTAATCAATACCATATTCCAGCATGGATCTCTGTTGCCCGTTCACTACTACCTGACGCGAGAAGTATGCCTGTATGTTTGGCCAGACGTTGGTCATCAGCGCCACGTAGGTTTTGTGAACCAGGAAGGATAGCTCTCCCGGCATATCGTTGGCAACACGTATCAGGCGAGGACCCGTCACACCTTCGGTCTTACCTCCGGCACGGGCAACCTCGGCAAAAAGCATGTTGGGGTCGATGATGTTGGCAAGCAGCTGCATGTTGTTCATGTAGTAATGCTCGAATTCACCGAGGGTATTATCATTCAAAATCAGTTGGCTCATCGCTTAGATCCTCCACTATTTCCGCTTCCTGAATATCAGCATCACGAAGCAATCGTTTCTTTTCTGAACTCTCGATAGGCAAACCATCGATGAGAGAGATATAAAAACCGCGGTTGTACTTGCCGGCAATTTCCTTGAGGTTCTTTTTCTGAAAACCTAATTCTTCCGGGGTAACTTCTGGAGTAATGAGGAACACAACTCCGAGATCTCTATCCGCCTCTGCCTGTTCGGACGCACGTCTGCGGCATTCCAGGGCCTGGTCCATACAGGCTTTCTGCATTTTATAGTCGCGCTTGGCAGAACAGAGCTTGGCAAGGTCCTCGTACTTGTTGGCAAAATCATTTTCCCAGACTTTTATGGCCACATTGCAATCTACATTAAAGTAAGATATTGCCTGATTGATACGAGTCATACAGGTGCGCACATCGAGGGATATCTTCTGCTGCGAAGCAATACGCTGTTTGAGTTTGCGGGCGCCACGGGTAATATTACGTTCATACTCGTAGATTTCGGCTGCCCATTGCAGCTGCTTCAGAAAGGTCTGCACATCCTCTGGAATGCCTTTGCCCTCACCTGTAGTCAGAAAGGTGGTAATGAGGTCTGGATGAACGCTCTCCAGTTTTTCTATCTCGCTTTTCATACGCCAAACAACTCCTTTCTAAGTTTCAGTTCTTCGCGATCCTGCATCCGCTCATTCAGTAGTTTGATGGCATCGAGGTCGCCGTTTGCTGCCAACTCGGCTATCTTCTCGTCTGCCTCGAGTTGAGCCTGCTCTAGTACACCTCCGTTCTTCACCATCGAAACGCAGGTTTCTGCAATCTTTTGTAATTCCGTCTTATCCATCTGATTTATCTGATTTGTCACTATACTGTTCCATTACCATCTTGAACATACGTTCACGCTCCTGATGGCGCTGGAGGTTCTCACGGTCGCTGGCACGTTTGTCCTTGCGATCATCTCTTTTAATGTAGCTCTTATAGCGCTTGATATTGTCGAGCACGTTCTTATGCTTATGAAGAAACTCGGCAGGATCCTTCTTGAACAGTTTTACGAGTTCATCGAATTCAGACATCCCCTTCAGCAATGGATGCTTATACAGGAATTTTCCTGTATCGTTGTATGCCTTCAGTTCCTCGAATGCCTGTAGGTTCCTGATGCGAAGTTCTGCCATGGCAGCCACATCGTTCGCCTTCGGTTTCATGTCCAGGAGTTCGTCGAGTTTCTTCATCTTTCGCCAGGTATTGATGCGGTCGTTATAGATGACGGTTGCCATCTGCACGTCCTCATTATAGAGGTTATCCCAATCTATGTTAGGATATTCCTCTTCTTTTTGGACTACTTTTTTTTTGAGTCCTCGGCATGGTCGGCAGCATCAGGCTGTTCTGATTCCTGTTGATTTTCACCTTCAGGAGTTTCTTCTTCGGTTGAAGTATTACTTGAGCCATCTGCAGGTATCTGTTCTTCTTCAGCTGAAGTATTACTTGAACCATCTGCAGACCCCTGCTCTCCTTCGGCTGAAGTATCACTAGAACCATCTATAGGTTCCTGCCCTTCCCCAGTTGAAGTATCGTTTAGATTCTCGTTTAATTTCTCGAAATAGATTCGATGATCTACGATATCCCCTTCATTGCACTCATCCAAAAGAGCGTAGAGTATTTCGTCTGCATAACGTTTCGGGTCACGGGCGAAACGAGTAAGTTTAGGATATCGAGGGTTTACATCCTCCAGGAGAGCAAGGTCGGCTTCAGCGTGAACAGTACCTCGAAGCTTGTTGAATAATTGTAATTTTTCTCTTCTACTAATCATACCTTATATATTATAAAAGGTGCGCCACCTCTTGTGGCGACACACCTTAAAATTAACTAATAAACTAAATAAAATGAGAAACGCTAAGAAATCGTCGCCTTACCAGTTGAAGAACCTGAAGCCGTATTCTGCTTTGTGACAGGAGCCGTGTCTGAATGAACGGCAGCCTCGGCAGCTGTCACACCAAGAGGATCCTCAGCATACAGGCAAGGAAGGTCTACAGATGTGCGCTTAAATGTGAAGGTGGTGTATCGGCCGTCCTTATCGTCCTTAGTCTCTGTATTATTGAGAATCATAGGGCGCTCAGGTTCGCCGACGATATACCATTGGGTATCCTTTACATGCTTATAAAGAATAATAAACTTACCACCAGCATACTGCTCGATGAAGTTATAGAGAGCCACACGAGTACCACCCATAATGATTACCAGGTTATTCTCGCCAGATGTCGTGATATCTCCCTTCTCTGTCGTAGCCGTGAACGTAGGAATATCGTGTGCATCGAAGAGATATGCCTTCAGAGTGTCGGAAGTAGCCGTCTTAAACGGTATTGCATTGACCATGCGGTCTTTATCCGGCTGAGGGAAGGGCTGCGACAGGTCAACTAAAGTCGTAGGAACCAATACCACCTGGTAAGCAATGGCAGAACCATGGGTATCTCGGTCTGTCACATCTTCGATAGATGTCAGCGCAACGAACGAAGCCATAGAGACTCCTGTGCCACCTATACCGAAGGTAGATGTAGGATCAGATAACATCTGCAGAAGTGAAACGATGCCAAGCAGCATAATGAGCGTCATGAAGAGAAGACGGCCCTTATGCTGGGCATAATGATAACCCTTGTTAGGGTTATAAGTACGAGAACGTACTGGAATATTGTTTTTCTTCATAATTTTTTCTGAAAATGTAGGCGAGGTACGCCGTACCTCACCTACGAGTTAACAATATATATATAATAAGGACTAACGGCCACCAGGAACATTAGGCTGAACAGCCTTGTTAATGGTTCGCTTGCCACCTACGCGACGTTCGAGCTCACGGAACTTCTCGTCCTTGCCGAGAATAACCATGATGTAGTCGCCAGCCTGGCTAGGAGTCCATGCTGCGGTAATATTTGCAAACTTGCCACTATTGGCGATGGTAAGCTGGTGCTGGGCATCATCCTCACCAATCTCGATGCAGTAAGCTACGCCAGCCTTCGCATTCGTGATATTCTCGATAGCGGTTGCTGTAGTAGCAGCATCTGTAATCTGCCAGAAGCCGTTTGCACCGTTGATCTCTGCACCAATAACAGTTGCAGGGAGGTTAGTAAAGATCTGCTGGAACTCGTAATCGTTGGCATCCATGGCAGCCTTGCTGTCAAACTTGCGGCCAGTAAAGGCTGCGCCACAACCTTCCTTCCAGGTACTCCAGGCACGAACCATCTCCATCTGTTCCTCCATCTTCACGGCGAACATCTCGCCAGGGAGGTTCTCTACGAACTGAATATTGCCAGGGACGTCCATGAACATCCAGCAAGACTTGCCCTCGTATGGGAGCCACTTAATCTGAATGGTAGAGTCTGGGACGCGGTTCTTGTAGCCGTTAGGACCGGTAAAGTCCTGATCCTTGCCATAAGTCTCGCGGCAGTTAGCAAGCCACCAGTCAATATGGTTCTCATTGAGATAGAGAACATGGTTATCGATGGTCATGCCCTCAGAGAGATGAGTCTTAACGTCGGTAATGAACTCCTTAACTGCATCCAGCATATTAGCTGAAGTATAAGTATTGTAGCTCTTGTTGGCGAATGGCTTGATGCTGTAATCGTGGATGTAACGGAGCAAGGTGTACCAGATACCTGTACCTGCATTGAGGTAGCTTGACGCCTGTCCTACCTCTGGCTTGACGTAAATACCACGCATACGACGCTGGTTCTGCTCGTCCTGAGCCTTCTTCAAGAGGTTGAGAAGGCAGAATTCAACCATAGACCACTTGATAGGATCGGAGCCCTCCTTATTGAGATAAGCGATATACTTACGCTCAAGTTCCTTCATTGGGCCAAACTTAACCTTAATCATGGCGTCATCAACATAGCCCATCTCGTTTTCGAGCTGCATGCCACCCTTGTAGATCTCACCTTCCTGGTAGCCCTGAGATACCTCATCGAAGAATGCGTTGAAGAGAATGTCACGATCCTGAACACCATAGCGAACAGGGAAGAACTCTGTAAGATTACGAAGCTCAAGGATTCGGGCAATAAGCGCATCCTGGCGAAGGATAACGAACTGGTCACCCAGTCCTGCATTATCCACGCCTGAGTAATTTGTGGCAAACTGGCCGGAAGCGAGAGCTTTGACGTTACCGAGCTCGTTGCGTACCTGGTGATACTTGTAGCGTTCCTGGAGTGATCTCGCGAACGCCATCGCTTCAGAACGGAATGCTTTGCCGTCTGTCTCCTCGTTTGGTGCAGATGCTAAGGCTATCTCAGGATTAGCGACAATGCGGTTCCAGCGCTTTTTCATATCGAACATAGAATGCTCGATACCGAAAAGGTAGTTAGCGTTAGTTTCGAAACCGTTAATAGGAATAGAAGGAGCAGTAACATGAGCAGCAGGTTTGTCATCTGCTGTACTATTAGCCATCTTCTTCATATTCTCAGCGAGAGTGTTGACAGCTGTAGAGAGTTTCTCGAACGGTACATTCTGGCTGTTCTCGTTCTTCTTTCCTGCATCATCATCGTCGTCGCCACTTCCATCGCCGTCAGGATCATCATCCTTTGACTTGTTAGCCTTTGAGACAATGGCATAGAGCTCATTGATCTGCTTCTGATGCTCAGCCTGCTCGGCTGCACTATTCTCCGCAGCGAGGTCATCCATGAGAGTACTCTGGTACTCTTTCTGGTACGCCTCGCAAAGAGCCTTATACTCATCTGCGGTAAGGCTCTTATTCTCAAACTTCTTAGTAAAACCAAGACTCTCGAGAACCTTGTTTAACTTTGCTTTGAAATTCATAAATCAATCATTTAAATATTAAAACAACTTAGATCAAACAAAAATAATATATTAGCTAAATCCGTAAAGGCTCTGCGTCCCCATATAGGCCTCTCCCAGTTCTGCCACCTCTGCAATCGCCTCCAGTAAGGTGCGCTTACCGTCGATGAGACCGACTTCTTCGGCTGGAGCGGTATACAGGCTCTCTCCCTGAAGTACCGGGGCGTCATCATCCAGTTCTGCCAGTTTGGAACGCTGAGATTTCACTTCTGCCAGGAACTGCTCATTCATCGGATCAAGAACATTCTTAATATAGTCTTCAGACTTACCGTCCTTCAGATCCTCGAAAATCTTATTCTTCCGGCTAGAATTGGTAGCCTTCGCTACAATCTTCTTCAGCCCTAACTTCTCGAAGTATGGCTCAAAGTTCCAGAAGGAACACATAGTACCGATGCATCCAACGAAGTCATGATTCGTTGTTGCGTAAAGTTTCTGACCATGACAGCCGATGTAATAGGCTGCCGATGCGCAGTATTCTTCATAGATGGCAATGATAGGTTTCTTGGCGCTTCGCAGAGTCTCGCTCAATCGATCCATGTACCATGCCTCTCCTCCTGGAGAATTGATATGAAGGAGATGAGCGGATATCTGCGGGTTGTTCTCAGCGGCAATAATATCCTGTTCCAGCTGTTTGGAAGAGAAATACCAGTAGCTGTTTGCTGTCACAACTCCGAATACACGATGATATGCGATTGTACCATCATCCAGAGATGGCGAATTGTATTCATCCGTGAGCTGTACACTTTTCGTTTCATCTCTCTGCGATACCTTGGCAGATATCGCTAACAGCGCTTCATGCGTCTCGTACTGATAATATGTATGAGTCTTGAGATACTCCCGAATCTCAGGAATACTCATCGCCTGTTCGGCTTTTTTCTGTTCGAAGCTTACCACCGTGCCATTCAACGGGAAAGCGGCTACCATCAGCTGACGGTAGGCATCCTCAGTAATCCATAGAGGTAGAGTGGAAAGCAGAAGGGTCTGTATTTCGTCCATCTTAATTAAGTTTTCTACAAAGGTACATATATATAATAGGTATATAAAAGACCTTAAAGCAATGGGTTCGCAAGCATTTTGCACTTAACGATAAGCTTCGCCTTATTCAGATGTCTGACGAGCTGAACCTTCGCCGGGATTGTTTCCGTACCTATCTCGTACGTACGTGCATCAGGAAGTCCAACACTTGCGAGCGTGACGATAGCGCTGCGAGGAACCTTTAGTTCGTTAAAAATGCTCTCGTCCGCTATATCGACAATAAATGTCTTACTACAATCCCAGTACACACCTCCATTTTCCTCTGTCATTGAAGGCTCGAATGTGAACGGATCGGCGCTGAGGACTATGTTTCTTTCTGTGCCTCCGAGAGAGGAAATCATTAAAAGACAGGAAAACTCTTTCAT